ATGTAGTGACATTAATGCTACTAACTATGGTGAAGAAGGTGAATGTAAGTATGGGCCTATAGTTGAAAAATGTAGTGACATTAATGCTACTAACTATGGTGAAGAAGGTGAATGTAAGTATGGGCCTGTAGTTGAAAAATGTAGTGACATTAATGCTACTAACTATGGTGAAGAAGGTGAATGTAAGTATGGGCCTGTAGTTGAAAAATGTAGTGACATTAATGCTACTAACTATGGTGAAGAAGGTGAATGTAAGTATGGGCCTGTAGTTGAAAAATGTAGTGACATTAATGCTACTAACTATGGTGAAGAAGGTGAATGTAAGTATGGGCCTGTAGTTGAAAAATGTAGTGACATTAATGCTACTAACTATGGTGAAGAAGGTGAATGTAAGTATGGGCCTATAGTTGAAAAATGTAGTGACATTAATGCTACTAACTATGGTGAAGAAGGTCCTTGTACCTATTCTCCTTACACCTGCCCAGACCCTAACGCAACCACAAACGAAGACGGAAGCTGTGGCCCGTGTAAAACTGGGTACGTATACAACGGGGCTTTAGAGCGTTGTGTACAAACCACTGTAGTTGACCCTTGTTTAGACTCTGATTACGCAGAAGCTAATCCTACTATCTGTGGAACGGATCCAGAGTGTAACGATTGTACTTGCGCTGAGTATGCGGCGGCTAACCCAGAGTGCGGCACTGGGGGCGGCGGTGGCGGCGGTGGTGGCGGCGGTGCTGGAGGCTCCAGTTTTGGCTCTGGTATGTTTGATATGACGCCTACTGACATCACAGCGGCTCCAGAATTACTAGCGGCGGCTCAGTTTCCAATAGTAGACTTTTTATCTGACGCTTTACCAAAAGACATAAAAAGCAACGTAATGAAAGGCTTGTTTGAGGGCTTAGTATGACATATTTAGACATAGTAAACAACGTACTGAGGAGGCTCAGAGAAGACACAGTAACAACCGTAAGTGCCAACACGTACAGTGCTATGGTTGGTGACTTTATCAACGACGCCAAACAACTCGTGGAAAACGCTTGGGATTGGTCTAATCTTAGGTCTACCCTTACGATCACCACGGCGGCTGATGACTACACGTACTCGCTTACGGGATACCAAGACCAAGGTAAGATCCTGAACATCATTAACGATACGTCTAACATTGTGATGGAGTACAGACCTCAAGAATGGTTTGACGATAAGTTCTTAGTAAACACACCGACATCTGGTGCACCACAGTACTACACGTTCAGCGGTATTGATGGCTCTGGTGACGCACAGATTGATGTGTACCCTAAGCCTGACGGTGTTTACTCTCTGAAGGTCAAGAGTGTCATCAGGAACGTAGCCTTGAGTTCTGACTCTGACACACTGGCTATTCCTAGTCAGCCTGTGATCCACATGGCGGTAGCTCTGTTGGCTCGTGAACGTGGGGAGACGGGCGGTACATCAGCACCTGAGTACTTTGCTATTGCTGATAAGTACCTGTCTGACGCTATTGCTCTGGACGCCCAGAAGCACCCTGAAGAAACTATTTGGTTTACACCGTAGGAGACGCTAGATGGCCCAGCCACTACAAAGCATTAACTTAGTTGCTCCTGCGTTTAAAGGGATCAACACAGAGGATTCTCCGCTTGCACAGGATACGTCTTTTGCGGAGATTGCAGACAACGCTATTATTGACAGACGAGGACGATTGGCTTCACGTAAGGGTAACTCTGTTTTAACTACAGATAAGACTGTGTTGGGTACTGACTACCTCTCTAACATCCACGAGTTCTACGACAACGCCGGTAACGAAGTAATCTTTAGTACTGGTAACAACAAAATTATGACAGGTACGACTACACTGGTTGACGCTACGCCGGGGTCGTACACAATTACAGCTAACGATTGGAAGATATTTAACTTTAACGATCACGCTTACTTCTTTCAACGTGGCTACGAGCCTCTCGTGTACAGCAACAGTCTAGGTGCAGTTACTAAGATGTCCAGTGTTGCTGGTGCATCTGTAACTTCTGCACAGTACGCCAACGAAGCTATAGGTGCTTACGGACGAGTGTGGTGTGTAGGTAACGCTACTAATGACAACACGATCTACTGGTCTGACTTGTTAATAGGACACGATTTCTCTGGTGGGTCTAGCGGATCTATTGATGTATCTAAGGCGTGGCCTAACGGATTTGATAAGGTTGTAGCTATAGCGGCACACAACGGACTGCTAGTGGTCTTTGGTGAAAACAATACGCTGGTGTACGGTGGTGCAGAGAGTCCAGCAACAATGGCTATACAGGACACCATTCCGGGTGTCGGCTGTGTAGACAGAAAGAGTGTACAGAACATAGGAACAGACTTGTTGTTTTTAACACAAACAGGTCTTAGGAGCTTAGGACGATCTATACAAGAAAAGTCCTTGCCTATTACCGACTTGAGTAGAAACATCAAACAGGAACTGATTGCTAACACACTGGGTAAAACGGAGTCTGTTAGCACGGTGTACAGTCCTGAGAACTACTTCTATCTTCTGTGCTTTCCTGATCTCAACCTCGTGTACTGCTTTGATGTACGAGGCACACTAGAGAACGGTGCGTACAGGGTAACACGATGGCCTAGTGTGGACTTCAAGTGTTTCCACAGGGACAGAAACGGTGACATATACATAGGCACAACAGCGGGTGTAGGAACGTACAACAACTACTTTGACAACGGTAGTGTTTATCGTTTCCGTTACTACAGTCCCGGCTTGAGCTTTGGTGATCCATCTAAGATTAAGATGTTGAAGAAAATTAGACCAACAATTATTGGTGGTAACAACGCAGACATTTTTCTCAAATGGTCTTACGATTTTTCAACAGCAACCAGCACTAGCACGTTTAGAACTAGCAGTGCTACGCCCGGATTCTACGGACAGTCTGAGTACAACGTAGCAGAGTTTTCAGAAGAAGGTACAATTATTAGCCGTTCTTCTATTAATACGACAGGCTACGGCTCAGTAATTAGCGTTGGTCTTGAGACAGACATCAACGGCTACGCTTTGTCCATACAGGAAATGAATGTACTAGCACTGATAGGTAAAACGCTATGATGATGAATTATAATAAGAAAAGAGGTACTTACTAATGGGTATTCTAAGCGATCTCTTAGGTGGGGTAGCTCTTGATCTGTACGATGAGATACCTACACAGATTAAGGCTATATATGATCCTACTGTTGAAGGATATGAGGCTCTCCCTGAAATAACGGCTCCTGACATAACGTTCCAGCCGTTTACGGTCACTGGTCCAACAGGAACAATTGCTGGTGGTCCTACAGGAACTACTTATTCTTTAGGTGGAACAGGTCAACAACTTCAGAGTGCTCTGGAATCTGCGGCACTCTCTAGGTTTGGTGCTACTCCTGTTGGCGCTGGACAACTGGGAACTGTCGGTCAACAGTTGTTGGGCGTAGGTCAACAGCAGTTAGGCGTATCTCCGTTTGGCCTCGCTGGTCAACAACAAGCGGCACAACAGGCGTTTGGCTTAGGTGGGCAGTTCATGGGTCAAGCTGGTATGCCTATGGGTGCTAGAGAACAAGAGGTGTACGACAGAATTAGGGCTACACAGCTTGGTGAAGAAGAGCGACAACGGCTTGCTCTAGAAGAACGTTTGTTTGCCCAAGGCAGAGGTGGTGTACGCACTGCTATGTTTGGGGGTACGCCAGAACAACTAGCGATGGCTCAAGCACAAGAGCAAGCACAAAACCAAGCGGCACTAATGGCTATTACTCAAGCACAACAAGAACAGAGACAAGCGGCTGACATTGGTGCAACTTACGGTCAGCTAGGATCTAACATTGCTACTCAACGACAAGCTCTAGAAGCCGCACAGCAAGCAATGGCTATGGGTGCACTACAGGGCGGCATGGGCTTGATGGCAGGAGGTCTTGGGTTAGAAGAGGCACAGCAAGGAATTGGCTTGAGTGCGCTTCAGGGTGCTTACATACCACAGGCGGCTATGCTCTCTGCGTTCTCTCCTGCACTCAACGTTGCGTCTATGACTGACGTTGCACGTAGACAGATGGGACAGTACGGACTTGAGGCTCAGTTGGCTAACTTAGAAGCAGACGTAGGCAGACGCCTTGGCCTTGCTGAACTCTACGGTGGAATGTTTACTGGCGCTGGTTCTTTAGTCGGTGGCTTGACTAGCACAACCGGTAGTTTGATTGGTGATCTAATAAATAAATACTCAGACGTATCTCTGAAAACTAACATTGAACCTGTTGGTAAACTACCTAACGGAATAAACCTGTACACTTGGGATTGGAACGAGGAAGGCAAGAGAATTGCTGGTGACGCTCCGACTTACGGTGTAATCGCTCAAGAAGTTCAAGAAGTAGCACCAGAAGCAGTAACCCGTGGAGATCACGGCTACTTGATGGTCAACTACTCAAAGCTAATTTAAGGAGAAACACAAATGGCTGTTAGAGGATTTGACGTAGGTGGTATGTTCCAGAGAAGCGGAGGACGCATCGGTGCTAACATCGGTGCTGGAGCCGCCGCTATGGGCGCTGGTTTAGAGGGTATGTTTACGGGGATCAGAGGAGGTCTAAAGGAACGTCAGGAAAGGCTTGATGCTGAAAAAGCACAACAGCAGTTTCAGCAGATTATGGGGGCTTATGGAAATAACCCTGCCGAACTAAGAAAACAAGGGTTATTAGCAAAATCTAGCGGAGACGAAAACCTACAGCGAATAGGAGAAATGCTGATAGCTGAAGCAAATCGTGCACAAGAAGTTTTAAACAAACAAGCGGCTAGAACTACAGAATCTGTTGAAAGGGCTAGAGGTCGTTACGATGCTCTAAAAGCGGCAAGAGCAGGCACAGATACTGCTTTTGATGAAGCGGTTACTTTGCGTAGAACTCTACAAACAGCAAAAGAACGTGCAGAAAGTTCAGAAGCTACAGATAAAGACAAAAGGCTTTACGATGCTTTAAAAACTCGGTCTATTACTCCACAACAGTATACAGCGGAGATGATTAAAGATCGTAAACTCTCGTCTAAAATTGTTGACATACAAAATCCAGAAACAGGAATTGAAGAAAAAGTTCAGATTATTGTTGATGACGTAACTCAAAAAGAAGTTGATAGAGAAGTTCTTGGTCCTGTCGCTCCAAAACAATACAAAAGTCCTTTAGACACGACTAAAGGAATGGAAATTATAGAGACGACCAGAGCCTCTATGAACAAAGCAGGAGAAGACGCATCAACTTTAGAGCGTGCTGCTGCTTTTGCTCAAAACAGAGACGCAACACAACGTGGAGCTTTAGGTACTGTTTTTTCTGGTATGAGAGAATTTGCGGGTGTTGGAACTGAAGTAGAGTACCATAGGGCGCAAATCAGGCAAATTAGAATGCAAGGCGTTCTTGGTATGCTTCCTCCCGGTGTTGCTTCTGATAAAGATGTTCAACTAGCTATGGACGCTAGTGTTGACTTTAACAGTCTAGATAACGAAACAGCCGCTAGTTATCTACGGGGTTTGGCTAAAATAAAAAGAGCACAACAAACGTATGAGTCTGAAAAACTGAGGTGGATTAGAGAAACAGAAGATCCTAACGCTCTTGGTTTTGATGATTACGTAGCTTACAAAGACGCAAGAAATAGGATGGTTGACTTTGTAACGGGTGATGCTGCAAAAGAGTTCTTAAAAGAACTAGCAGCCGCAAGACAGCTTCCAGAGCCTCAACAAACGGAGCAGATACAACGCTTGCGAAACGCTGGTTTTGGAGACGAACTCAACGAACTCGACCAAATAGAAGCTGCCATAGCAAATTGGGAAAACTACGACAAAAAGCCAGAGGGATTTAAAGATGCCTGATCGTGGAGACATAAGGAAAAGAATGGAAGAGGAGTTGTTTAGTTCTCTAAACGAAACTCCAGAAACTCCTCCTTCTGCACCTGTAGAAGTCCCTCAGGATTTGTTAGACCTCCGTAAGAGACTTGACGCAGAACGTAGAAGTTTGTCTAAGTCAAAAACTGAGCGTACAGTTGACGAAGAAAACTGGACTAACGAAGACTCTCTTGCTGCAAGCGAGCGTTTTTTCTCTAGTTTGCTTCTTGGTTGGGGCGATGAAATGCAGATCGCTACTCAAGCTCAGTACGAATCTATGTTTTCAGGTTCTGACGAAACTTACGAAGACATCAGTAAAAGACTCAGGCAAGAATACGACGAACGGCAAGCAGGTTTTCAAGAAAGACAACCGGGAGCTTACCTTGCCGCTGATATTGCAGGTGCTGTTCCTTCAGCCTTCGTTCCCGGTTTGGGACAGGCAGGATTAGCGGCTCGCTTAGGAATGGCAGGCTCTAAACTAGGTAAAGGAGTCCAAACAGGACTTGGAGTTCTCACTGAGGGTGCAATTTACGGTGCTGGAGAAGCAGGCGAAGGTCGTCGTCTTGAGGGTGCTGCAGAAGGAGCCGTTGGAAGTGCGCTCGGTTACGGTGTTTTGAGAACAGCCGCAAAAGGCTTAGGCGGTACAATTAATATCTTTACTAGAAAAAACGTAGAAGGAGACCTGATAGACGAAGCAGGTAACTTTACGCCCATAACTCTTATGGCTGAAAAGCCTACTGGCAGAGAAGGGGTGTTGCACACTATTTATACTGATGTAATTGCTCCTTCTTTTGGTGGAAAAGGAATTATTACTCAACAAGAAAAAAGAGTAGTAGAACCTATAGAAAAAATGATTGAGCAAAAAACCGATATGACAAAGGAAATGATTGCCCGCTCAAAAATACAGAACCAAAAAGCTAAAGAGGCGTTTAGGGTCGGCACGAGAGAAATGCAGAATGAATTTGCTGCCGTTAGCAAAGCTATGAAAAAGGAAGAAACAGCAAAAACGATAACTCCTTTAAAAGATAAATTAAAATTATTAGATAGCGGAAAAGATGCAGAAATTATAGAAGCTGTTACCAAACAACAGGCTAGAGAAGTAGACGCTTTAGAGCATCACTTTAGAAACGCAGCAGTTATTGAGAGTATGCCAGCTATTACCACTTCTAAAGATTTAGAGGATGTTTTGTCTATTCCTTCTATTCAAGGACAGATTAAAAAACTAGACGAGCTATGGACAAAGAAAGGCTATAGCATGATTAAGGACAAGAAAATAAGGATTAATGTAAATGCCTTAGAAAAGTCTTTTGCTGAAATGATCGAAAACGACGAGTTTTTTCAGTTAAACATGAACAGTATTCCGTCGATTAAAAAATCAATACAGAAATCTATAGAAACAGTTTCAAAGTTCCGTGATAAAAACAACAGAATAGACGGAGAAATATTAGCGCAACTAAGATCAGACTTAGGTAAAGCAGCGAATATTGCTACTGATCCGCAAGTAAAGGGAGGTCTATACCAAACGCAATCAAGATTAGACGATTTAATTCACCACGAATTGACTGATACTCAAAAAGCTCAATTTAAAGCTGAAAGAGATAAATATAAGTCTGTTGTTGTATTAAGAGACGCTATTGAGTCTACGTCTAAAGTAAAAGGTGCTTTTGGTCCAGAAGATTGGAGAAAGTCTCTAGACAAAAACAACAAAAGGGATAAAAGGTACGGAACAGGGACTTTAAGTAAGGAAGCCGATGCTTTAACTACTCAAATTGAAGACGTTAAAAAATCTATTGGAAGAAGAGGAAGTGAGGCCGCTAAAGCAAAAGCCTTCAAAATACAGGCGGTAATGGAAGACCACCAAGCTAAGTTAAACAAAAAAATAGCGGAACTTGAGGCAAAACAGAAGGGAACTTTGAGTCGTCGTCAACAAGACTATGACAAACTCGTAGAAGCAAAACTGCAAGAACCCGAAATAAAAGCGATGAAAGACGAAGTTAAAATGTTGGGGCAGCGTTTAGCGCAGTTAAAGCAACTGAGCGCCACCCAAAACCCGTCTTGGTTCCACACAATGGCTGCTTCGCAGATGCTAAAAGGGTTTTTAGGGTCCGTAGCTCCCGTAACAGGTTTTGCTATTGGTGGTCCAGCAGGCGCAGCTTTAGGGACCGCAGCGACCGTTGCTGGAACTTACGGTTTAGGCAGAGGACTGGCTACACCAACAGGACAACGCTTGATGGCAGGACAAACACGACCACAGATGGCTACTCAGCGTTTACTACAGGCAGACGCCACTGGAAGAACAGCAGACATCTTGTCACGCAGTGTTGGAAGAGTTGGTGGTACAGGAGCTACTCAGGGAATGTTAACAGGAGAACCGAACAATGAGCGACGATAAGCACACAGTAAGCTACACATCCCACGACTACCACAGTATGTGCCAGAAGTCAAAGGAAAAGATTCGTAAGATGCAACAAATGGGAATGACTACGCCCCATGACCCGAAAGACAAACCAGAGGACGTAGCCAAGCAAGACAGAGGTTACTCTGTGTTCTTCCTAAGTTAATCTATAATCAACTCACGTAGTCTACGGGCCTGTACTCTTACGGGCCTCAAGACTCCCCTCCTGTCAAAACTCTCGTCGTTCACTAGCGACACGTTGTACCTAACCCTGTTGATAGCGTAGGCAGTATCCGTGATCTGCCTGTGTCCTGCTGATGCTGTCTCAGGCGTGTTTACAACTTCGTTACACACCAACAGAGAGTTACTGTGGAACACCCCGTGTACACCGTAGGACATCAAGTCATCGTAATCACCGCACACATCGTTCCACCCGTGTCCAAACTCAGGGAATATGTAGCCTGACTTCTGGTTACTCTGGTTCTCAGGTCCGTGTGCTAAACCTACTGAGTGTCCTATCTCGTGTAAGTCTGTGTATACGTCACACTGAGACATGGATGCCGGTGGCTGTCCCTCGTTGAAACGTGAGTTAGGGTAAGCCACACCACAGGTATCTCTGTAGGACGTACCGTAAGCCAGCACAACGTCCACAGGGAGTTGATTAGCTTGTCGTTCTACGTCTTCTAGTGTGTGGTAGTGGGCTAACCAGACCTCCTTTAGCTCGTACCTAACGTGTACACCAGACCTCTCGTACACCTCGTTGTACTGTTGAACCCTGTCCTCCCACCGTTGCCACGCCTCTGGGTACTCGTACATCAACTCTATCGGTGTATCTATTCCGTACTTAGTGTGAGAGGCGTACACGAGCACCCCTAGCTCCCACGTAACCACACGGTCATCGTCTTCACCGTAGTAGATAAACGGATAAGACCCCCTCTGTTCGTACCCCTGACAGTCTAGGTTACTCTCAGTAGGACACACGGGTTCTGGATCAAGCCTAAACTGTATCTCCTCAACACCCAGAGTAAACACACCGTCACCCGTAGATCCGTCCCCGTACAACTCCACGGTACAGCACCCGACCCTCTTGGCTGTACCTCTGGTTGTGCTGTGGTGTACCATGCCCCAAGGCTCTTCACGGCCCAGCATATCTTTGTAGTCCACAGATATAACCACAGGGTCAAACCTGTCTCCAGCTTCCTTGACCAGAGACAGATTGAGTTTACGGGAGAACCCACACTTACGTGACCTAGGGTCTTTGGTTACGTACCTGTTACCTTCTGTGTCCTCGTAGATAGCCCACTGGACACCCGGATAGTGCTTAGAGCAACCAGAGCGTACTAGGGTGTCAGAAGAGGCGTTGGGCGCTCCGAAGAGCAACCCAACTAGAACGTACCGTAGTAACTTAGAGTTCACAGTTGTTGCCGGTACAGGCCAACTGTTGACTACCCTCAGTCATATCAGACTCCTCACTAATATCCCATTTGATCTCAGTGGGGAAGCCCTTTACTAACTCGTTGTACGTCTTTTTGTCCACAGGCTCGTAAGGTGCTTGCTGGTACGTGTGGTCTGAGTACGGTAAGAAAGAGATACCACTTACCTTGTCAAACTTGTTGTACAGCCACTGTCCCACCTCCAGAAACTCGTTGTCACGGTAGTAACAAGTCATGGACGGCTTGTGCTCACACCAGTAATCCTGATAGATCTCCCATAGCTCTAACTGCTCCATAGCACCCATCTCTGAGGCTGTCACAGCGCCCTCTGGAGACGCAATAGGGAAGGAGAATACCCTAGTACTGGGTGACATCACATCGTCCTCTACAGGAACACCAGCGGCCTCTAGGACGGTGCAAAGTGGGTCACGAGCATCTGCACGTACACGCCGAATGTATTGTGCAGAATAACGAGGATGGATACCACTAGCGCTATCGACCAACTGACTAACAGTACCCGAAGGCTTAACAGCGGTAATAGCGGCAGAAGTGTTGATACCCAATCGCTTAGACCACTCCTTGTTAGTTTCAATAGCCTCATTACGCATCTCCGTCAGCCACTTCTTGAGTTTACCTTTGTCTCCTCTGCCTGACAGCAACGGGTGATCCATGATGCCTGTCAGTGACACGCCCAGCAATGCCTCTTCTTCCGTATTTACTCTCCAAATATTTCTGAGGTATCTGAAGTCTGTGAGGGTAGCCTGAAGAGTCCCAAGGATAGTCGCAACCCGAACTTTTCGTTTGAGGCTTGCGAGTGTATCCTGTGGCCTAACAACAACCTCTGAAAGATTGCAGAACTGGTAGGGTCTGAGGATGATTTCGCTACACGGATTAGTTCCGAAATCATAGGTAGCATCTCTTCGGTCATTTCTTGAAGCCTGTTTTTGACTTGCGACTCTGCTAAATACTCCTCGTTCTCCTGATTTTGATTCATATAAGCTGGTCCACTCATTTAGAAATGCCTCAAAGTCTGGTTTTTCTGTGTAACACGCTGAGTTATTCGCTAGTCCTCGCTGGGGTTCGTCAACGTACCACTGCCCGTGTTTGCACCTTCGGAGTCTATCGTCTGTGAGGTTACTGAGGCTGATGAGTGCTGATCGTCTGACTCCTCCGACAACGACGATTTGAGCAATCTTACAGCAAAGATCGTGACATTCAATGGAGCTAAGTTTTCGTCCAGAAGCCTCCCGAAACAAGTCCACCGTGAATCGGAACAACTCGACGAGAGGTTCAGGGCCACTTGCACGACCTCCGAAAGTTTTGAGCGGGGAACCTGAAGGTCGTACTCTACTAACGTCCCATCTGGGAACTTGACCTGAATACAGCAGTGATACCAACTCCCTAAACGATTTCGCCCATCCGATCTTCGAATCTGCAACATTGATAACTGTATCTGTTTCATGGAACTCCTCCGCAACCTCCGGTAATTTTTGTACGTACTGCCGTTCAACACTGAACCCCACGCCTGTGCCACACATGAGAACGTACATCATCTCATCGAAAGCCTTGGGGTGGTCTATTGGTAGGTAGCTACAGTTAAACCCTGCTACGTTGTCACGATCCAGTGCCTCTCCTGCGGTCATCAGTGCTCGCATAGAAGGCATTACGTCTAGGCTGTGGATAGCCTCGTACACCTCATTACGTGCAGTCTCTGGCAACCTGTCGCCCCAGTAGTTAACGTAGCGACCTACTGTTTCTTCCCAAGTCTCCCTACGCTTCTCATCTGGTAAGTACCTAGCGTACCGTGACTTGTGTATGTACTGTTGATATGCGTCCATTAGTCCTCCAAGAGTAGTTCTTTGATAGCAGAAAACAATTCTTCCATGTCTGAGTAGATCATTGTTTTACTCTGGTCATCGTACCACTCAAGGATAAACCCGTTGTTGGCGTTTCGTATTGTTACGTCAGTTATTCTCATTCAGTTACTCCTAGTGTTTCGTTAATGATTGCTTGTGCGGCCATCTGAAGTAACATATATACTCCGTCAGGGTACTGCTCGTTGGACGCTACTTCAAACATCTCGCCGTCTTCGTACATGATGACAGCTACCTTTACCTTTCGTCCCTCTTCCTCGTGTTTTAGTGCTTTGACTACAAACGCAGACAGAAACTCTGATGTTGTGATTTCGTCCTTCTCTTGATCTTTGTTACCAAACTTACCTTCTACTACTTTCACGGGCCTACCTCCTTGATTAACCAGCCTAGGTAGACCTGCGCTTTCTTTAGATCCTCTACGCCGTTCTTGTACTCGTACCTCCAAAGGTACTTCAGGCAGTTACCCTTGAGATACCCCTTGTATTCCTGCGGGTGCATGGACGCCTTTATTGCTTCGATGGCCTCTATCGCTCCCTTGTTGTAGTGATCGGGCTGTGTCACAGGGTTGTGTTTGTCGCTGGGGTGAAACAGCTTACCTGTAAAGGTCTTGGATTTATTAACCTTGTCCCACTCTTCTGGTTTAGCATCATCTAAAGATCCGTAGTCTGTCCACTCGTTCTCACCACTGCTCTTCTGCATACTCTGCCTCTTCTTCCTCTAGTTCCTCATAAAAACTGTCTAACCTTTTGATTAACTTATCTTCAAATCTGTCTAGTATTTCTTCAGATGAAATCTGTAGGGCTTCTAGAAGATCGTCAGGATCGTAGAACCGCAACAACTTCTCCTTAATTTCTTCTAGTGTCAGAGACATAATCAACCAACTCCTTTAGTGTGTCTATATTATACCATAGTATTCCCTGTTTGTCACACCATTCTGCCATAGTAAGTTTGGTACTTTTACTCACTTTTTGGTTAGGCTTCATCAGTACAAAGATGAGTTCTTGCGTCTCTGGGAGACACTTAGAGATCGCTCTATACTTCTGCGTGTCTCCTGCACGAAAGAATCCTTTGCACTCAATGAGGTACGATCTTCCTCTGTACTCGTACACAAAGTCTGGTGTGTACTTTCGTTCGATCCTGTACGGTACTTGGTACGGCTCGTAGCTAAAGCCAAATGGTTGTAACTGCTTTGCGACATCTTTTTCAAACTCCGATCTAAAGTTACCCAGCTTGGATTTCCGTGACCTTCGGCTCATTGAATACCTCTGTTAAATATCTTGGACCACTTGAGTAGATGAAGGTTCTTACTTCGGGCCAACAGGTAAATTTGTAGGGACAGTAAGAACAACCGACGGCGAGCTTTCTGTTTCCACTTTTGCCATCTGGTACGGTTTCGTGGCAAAATCCTGGCGGCTCCGGTTGCTTCACTAGCTTTTTTATGCGTTCAATGTGCTCCTCTATATCGTAACCAATCTTTTCGTGAACGGGAGCCTGAGTGTCCTCAGAGTCGTACAAGAGGTACGTCAGGTGTCCGTTCTGTTTGTCCATCGCTAACCAACCAAACGATGTTTCACCTTCGGAGTGTGCGTACCCTTTAATTTGAGCAACGTATCCAAACGGGTCATCATAAGCCAGACTTCCGTCCTTGAATTTCTTAAACCCAAAAGTGGACACACTCTTAACATCAGTGACAACACCATCAATCTTGCAGTCCATATGACCCGTAATGCCTGATACTTCACACAGCTTTTGCTCATCTGTTACCTCGTGTCCTGATAGCTTAGTGAGAAACAGAAGCATCTCTTCGATCAGATGCCCGTACATAAACTTGACGTGTGTGTTGGGGGTCATCTCCTCTTTTACATCTGGGTTGTTCACAGCGTTCCATAGGTAACGATCATCACGACCAATGTTAGACATACGCAACAGGCGTCCATCGTTACGTGGTTCAGTAAACAATTTAGTCATAAGTTGCTTACAGTTTTCACCGAAGTTTTCTATCTCGTCGTACAGATCGACGCCCTCTGGCACTTCTTTGGTAGACACTACGTTGTAGATGTCGTCTACCAGTGAGTAAATACTTTTCATACTAACTCCTTGTGCTTAACCCAAGTAAGTTTTCGTTTTTCAGGATGAAAGCACAAAAGTTTAACTCCCATTTCCTTTTGTTCTTGGGTTCGTGATCCGTGGGCAAACCATCGCCCGTCTCTGTAATCTTTATTAGCTGTTTTTACATCTACTAAAGTACATTCTCCATTTTTATAACATATTAAATCTATAGGGCCAGTTGATGCAGGGTTTAAAAACACCTCGTAACCGTTGTCCCAGAGCCAAGTGACTGCGTAAAACTCAGCTAAATCTCCTTTTCTACTGTCGCTCATTGGTTTCTTCATCAGTGTGTCTCCGCCCACGTTGATCCAACTTTGTACTCTCCGTCAAGGGGGCATCTGAGTTGAAATGATAGACCAGCCGCCTTGATGCACTCAACTGCGAGCCAGCCGAACTTCTCTGCTTGTTCTGTAGCCACCTCCGATTGTATTTCGTCAT